GGGCCCCGGCGTCGGCGAAGCGGTGGGCTTCGGCGTTTCGGGTGCGACCACTGCCGGTTTCTCGGCGGCGGGCGGCGGGACTGGCGGCTGCTCCGGCGTCGAGACCTTGCCGTCCAGGGACGTGGTCTGCGTGACCGGACTCAACGGCGGTGGCGCCGGACGATCGATATCCTTGGCGACCCCGAGGGCCTTGAGGACCTTCGCGTCGGTACTGGACGCCATGAACTCTTCTCCGACGACGAGCTTCCGCCCGGCGTACGGCTTGGCCTTGAGTGCGATGAGCGCAACCTTCATTACGTGTCTCCGTCAATCCAAAAACGGCCCGAGCCCCATTGCGAGACCCGGGCCGCCGGTCCTACGTTACCACGTTCGGGGCTTAGGTGCCCCAGTTGACGCCGGTCAGCACCTGGACGGCCGACGCGCGGCGCTTCGACCAGTTGATGAACCGCTCGGCGCGCATGGCGACCGAGTTGGTCTGGAACATCGAGACCATGCTGGTCGCGGTACCGTCGTCCGACGCGTTCGTCGGATTGTCGAGCATCTGCAGCGAGGCCTCGCGGCTGACCGCGATCTGGATCTGGCCGTCGTCGGCCAGCCAGATGTCGCTGGCGTTGGCCAGGATCACCAGACCGCCCGAGGTATCGGCCGTCAGGTACTCGGAGACGATCACCGGGAGGCCTTCAAACATGCCGCCCATCATCGTGATTTCCGGGAACTCCTTCTGGCCCAGAGCGTTGCGCATCAGCGACAGCGCCAGCGCCGTGGTCGCCGACATCAGCCAGACGCCGGAGGTCGGCGTGATGTTCGCGATGATATAGGCCGACATGAGGGCCTTGATATCCACACGGATCGCGTCTGCGTCGTTGCCGCTCGACACCACCGGCGTGACGCCGTAGGAGATCGACGCCGGGGAGACGTTCGCCACCGCGGCCTTCGCCGGGTCGACGAAGTCCGTGTCCAGGCGTTCGATCAGCGCGCCGGCCAGGCCGTCACGGATGAGCACCTGCGCGGACGGATCGCTGAAGCGCTCCAGTTCCTCGCTGAACACCGCGATGTTCGCGACCTTCGCCCAGCCGAGATAGGCGTCGTTATAGTCGAACTTGGTCAGCGGCTTCGGCTTACCCTGTCCGACCCAGTAGCCCGAGCCGCCCGAGGTCTGCCCACGAATGTGGACATTGAACGGAACGGAACGCAGCGCCGGGATGTTGCCCTGGCCGAAGCGACCGATGATGGTACGCGGACGGAGGAACTCGACGAAGTCCTGGGTGTACTGGTTGTACGTGACCAGCGGCGCCGCCCAGGTCGAATCCGTGGTGGTCGCACCGGCGACCGCCGCCTTCATCATCTGCGGGAGGTCGTCGCCGCGCGCCAGCGTATCCGCCAGTTCCGGGGTATCGGCGAAGTAGGTTTTCGCGAGGTCCGCGGCACGACGGTAGTCGCCGCGAGCGGCGCCGGCGCACATGGCGAACCGAGCGAAACGGATGCCCTTCTCCAGGCGCGTGCGCAGCTGCAGCGTATTCGGCAACGCGCCGGTCGCCGTTGCGTTCGGTGCGGACGCGCTGGCGTCGCCGCCGTACGTGGTGGAGGCCTCGTTCGACGAACCGCCGGCGACCGGGGTGGCGCGCTGGACGTTCATGGCTTCGAGGGCCTTGAGGCGCACGATGTCGGCGTCAATCGCCTTGATCTCCGCCTGCAGGGTGTCGAACTCGGCGGCCTCGTCAGCGTCGGTGCTGCGGGACTCGTCAATCGACTTCTGCATGATGCTCTGCATCTTGGCAGTCTTTTCCGCACGCGAGGCGGTCAGCGCTGCCAGCTGTTCTGCGATGGTCTTCACATCAGTCTCCTTGGAACCACGATCATCCGCGACAGCGGCAGGGGTGCTTGATAGCCACACGACGCTTTTCTCCTGGACGCCGGACGCGGCGAAGAGACGGCGGTCGATGGACTTGATTGCCGTTACCGAGGCTTCTGCATTCGCTGGTACGGCGACCAGCGAATTCTCGAGCCACAACCACTTGAGGAACTTCAGGCCGTCGTCCATGACTTCGACGCTATCCTTGAGCGCTCGGAAGCCGATGGAGATACCGCGAAGTATCCCGTGTTCAATCGAGTCGATGGCTTCATCCACTCGATCCTTCAGGAGGCCCGCCTTGGTAATACGCGGAAGGCGCGCCTCGAATGTGACACCGGTCTTCGTCGCCTTCGCCGAATACACGATACCGACCGGTAGACGATGGTCGTGGTGAAGCAGCAGCGGGATCGGCAGTTTGAACTGAGCCCCGGTCGGCACCACGATGTCGCCAACCCGATCCGGGGTCGGAGTCGACGCGACCCCGGTGATGATCAGGTTGTCACGATCCGGCTGCGTCGCCTTGACCGTGAGGTCCAGCTCGGCGTGCGCGCGACGCATGACCATTCGAGGCACTCCTAAAAGACTAAGACATCGTACTGGGCAGGCGCAGGAGCTTTGTTCGCCCCACCGACCGCGATGGCGCATGCCACCAGCGAATCGATGCGGCCGGTGGCTTTCGACTTCTCAAACTTGCGATTGCCAGCCGGGTCCTCAACCACTACGGCGCTTTGCGCTGCCCACCGTAGTGCCGGATTGTAATGGATGCGCAATCGAGATTGCAACAGACCGGTCTCCAGTGCCTCGACGGCCGGGCCCATATCCTTGAACCCCTGGCCGAAGCCGTGAAGCTCCCAGTCCTCGACTCCGACCTCCTGCATGGCCGTTTTGAAGTCATCGATACGCCACCGATCGTAGAAAAGACCGACGACGTTGAGATCGAGGGTCTTGACCAGCTCAACGATCCGCTCCACGACCTGGGTATATACAATACTGCTGCCGGGCGTCGCCGTGAGGAAGCCTTGGGCGACCCAGGACGCGTAGTCGACCTTATCGACGGTAGCGCGACGTTCCAGCGTATCCGCCGGCGTGAAGACTTCGACGTGAAGCGCATCTTTCTCGTACTCCCCGCCCGGGAAGTAGAACGCCGCAGCGGTCAAGTCCAACCGCTTCGACAGGTCGAGGCCGATGACCACATCCCGCCCGGAGTACTCGGTCAGGTCGAAAGACGTGTCCTCCGATTCCAGCCAGGGCTCGGCGCCGACCCACGCCGACTCAGCCTGAGTCCAGACGCAGAAATGCAGACGCGCGATCAGGCCCGCTTTGGAGGGCATGTTCCTGGCCTCCTGGACGGCGTCCCGGAGCGTGGTATACGGCATCGACACGCCGAGGTTCGGATTGGCCTTGATCCAGCACGACTCATCCGTGCGCCAGTCATCGTCTTGGTCTAGGGAGCAGACGTAGGAGAACCAGCGATCGTCGAAACCGACCTCACCGGGCCTAGCGTCGACGACCCCGGTGCTCATCTCGTGATGAAGCCAGCAGATTGAGTTGCGGTCAGTCCCGGAGTTGGTGATCTCGATGAGAAGCGGTTGGCGGCGCCCCTTGAAGCCTCGGCGAAGCATGTCCAGGACGCGGCCGTCCTTGTGCTCGTGAACTTCATCGACCAATGAAATATGTGGACGCGGACCGCTCTGCCCGTCGTCGCTCGCGATCGGACGGAAGAACGCGCCGCCAGCGATATACGCCAGATTCCACACCTTCTCGCCCGTGCCCGACTTCTTGATGTGGTCGCGAAGAAGGGGCGACTGGTCGACCATGGCGACCGCGTCACGAAACAAGATCATGGCCTGATCTTTTTTCGTCGCCGCGGCGTAGACCTCGGCTCGCGCCTCGCCATCGGCTACCAGCCCAACCAGACCAATAGCCGCGGCTAAAGGGGACTTCCCGTTTCCTTTCCCTATCTCAATGAACGCGGTTCTAAACCGGCGAACACGCGTGGCCGCCTCGACCCAGCCGAATAGACTGCCGACGATGAACTTCTGCCACGGCTCCAGCATGAACGGCCGGCCCTCAAACTCGCCGCCGTTAAGGCAGAGGAACATCTCGATGAAGTCTAAGTAGTAGTAGGCCAGGTCAAGGTCGAATCGCCAGCCCCTGCCGCCGGCGTCGACCATGTCACGCAGGTGCCTGCGGCATGCTTTACGCACATGTGGCCCGGCGATGATTTGGCCTTGGTCTACCTTGACCGCGTAGTCGGCTACCGGATCAAATAACGGGGCCGCCGGCTGGGCTGCCGTCACGGCTGCGGCGCACCAATGGAACGGCGCATCATGAACGTCTGGAGCTGGTCCGCCAGGTTGGGCGCATCAGGCTTGACCGAGATGCGGGCTCGTGCGGACGGCGTGGCGCCGAACTCTTTGAGGGCCTGCATCAGCTGCTTGAAGGCCATGCTCACGGCCAGGTTCTCCCCGGACAATACGCTGTGGCCACTTTCGGACACGGTCGTGAGGTCGTCGCCTCGCCGCGCCAGCGCCAGCCGGTAGTCGGCGACGGCCTGGCAGACCATGGAGAAGGCTGTGGTGTCTGCGAGCGTCAGGACCCCGACATCGGCGAACGTCGGAGCCAGCTCTAACCACACGACCGCGGCGCGACCGGTCAGCCACTGCGGCGGAGTAATGTCGGCGAGGGCCGGGATCGCAGGCTCGTCACCAGCTCGGATGTACTGGCCGGTGAGTTGCTTGATCGCAGTCGGTGTCGGGGCTGGTCCGCGCATGGTTCGGCTGGTCGGCTGAAGATTGACGATCGATATTACCGGACACCACCCCGGTCCCGTCAACCTGATGCCTGATGCCTTTGGTCAATCGAGAACCTTGTTTAAACTTGAACAGGTGGGAGAAACTG